TTAGTTGATAATTTATACGACGTTCCACAGGCAGACACCGACGATTCAACAACTGCAAACGAAGTAGTTGCTTCTAACTGGAAAAGATTATCATACACTGCTTCCACAAGTGCACCAAACAACGAACCAACTAATGGAACGTTATGGTACAACACAAACTTAGATGCAGATATAATGGTTCACAATGGAACAACTTGGAAAGGTTATGCACAAGTTTATGCATCAACTGATCCTAATGGTCCTCAATTCTCAGCAACTAAACCTACCACACAATCAGATGGTACGGCTCTTGTTGCCAACGACTTGTGGATTGACACTTCGGACTTAGAAAACTATCCAAAAATTTACAGATATGATACCACATTAACTGATGGTGCTGATTTTGCCTTAGTAGACAACTCAGATCAAACCACAGAGGATGGTATCGTGTTTGCAGATGCTAGATGGCATACTAGAGCAGACAAAAGTGCAGACGGAAATACAGGGGCTGGAACGGCTTCATCGATCAAAGACTTATTGAGCGATGATCACATCGATCCTGATGCTCCTAATCCGGCACTGTATCCAAAATCAATCTTGTTGTTCAACACAAGAAGATCTGGCTACAATGTGAAGGAATACAGAAACAATTACATCACAACAACTGCTTATCCAGGTTCGGGAAGCACAGGCAAAGGTAACATTCGTTATAGCAATGAATCGGTTGCTGGTTATTATCCAGACAGATGGGTGACTAAATCTGCCAATAATGCAAACGGCTCTGGTTCTTTTGGAAGAAAAGCACAGAGAAAAGTGGTTATTCAACAACTTAAATCTGAGATAGATACCAACCAAGCAATCAGAGAAGACCAAAGAGGTTTCAACGTAATTGCTTGTCCTGGTTATCCAGAAGCGATGGCGAACATGGTTAATCTAAATACAGACAGAAACAACACAGCATTTGTAGTTGGTGATACACCAATGAGATTAGCAGGAACATCAACTGCTATATCAAATTGGGCCAACAACACTGCGGCCGCGTTAGATAACGGCGATGAAGGAATGGTAACAAGATCAGATTATCTTGGAGTTTTCTATCCATCAGGTAAAACTACAGACAACGCAGGTAAGAGCATTATTGTACCATCATCACATATGATGTTGAGAGTATTGGCGAACAACGATAACGTTGCTTTTCCGTGGTTTGCTCCAGCAGGAACAAGAAGAGGTGTTGTAGATAACGCGACAGCAGTAGGTTATGTAGACTCAACTACTGGCGAGTTTCAAACAATATCTGTTACTGAATCTATCAGAGATACAATGTTCGAAGTTAGTGTGAACCCAATTACTTACTTTGCAGGTGCAGGTATTGTAAACTTTGGAAATAAAACTAAAACAGGAACATCAAGTGCTCTTGATAGGATAAACGTTTCAAGATTAACTGTGTACCTAAGATCACAGTTGAACAATATTGCTAAACCGTTTATCTTTGAACCAAATGATCAATTAACTAGGAACGAGATCAGGGGAGCAATTGAATCATTCTTGTTAGAACTAGTGGGTCAGAGAGCATTGTATGACTTCTTGGTTGTATGTGATGAAACGAATAACACAGCAACTAGAATCGACAGAAATGAACTGTATGTGGATATTGCAATCGAGCCGGTTAAATCGGTTGAATTCATTTACATACCTTTAAGAATAAAAAACACAGGGGAAATAGCAAACTTGGGAAGTTAATCCCTGGTAAATAAAGGAGCAATATGGCAATATCAACACTTTCTAAATTTACAGTACCACTAGCAACAGATCAGAGTTCAGCATCACAAGGATTGTTGATGCCGAAACTTCAATACAGGTTTAGAGTAATTCTTGAGAACTTTGGTGTATCTACACCAAGATCAGAATTGACTAAACAGGTTTCAGAATGTTCAAGACCTGAATTAAGTTTTGAGAATAATACACTAGATGTTTATAACTCAAGAGTTTATTATGCAGGCAAACACACTTGGAATCCATTAACAATCACTCTTAGAGATGACGTTAACAACTCTGTTTCTAAACTAGTTGGTGAACAGATTCAGAAACAGTTTGATTTCTTTGAACAGGCATCGGCCGCGGCAGGTGTTGACTACAAATTTACAACTAGAATTGAAATGTTAGATGGTGGTAATGGGGCATCTACTCCGGGTGTATTAGAGACATTCGAATTATACGGAGCATATGTAGAATCAGTAAACTATAATAGTTTAAACTATGCTACATCAGAAGCGGCAACAATAACATTAACAATAAGATACGACAATGCTATACAGACACCAACCGGTACTGGTATCGGAACTGCTGTGACAAGAACTATAGGTACTATCGCAACAGGCGGTGGTGTAGCATAATCGTTAGCATTTATAATATAAAAGAAGCGCCATTAACGGCGCTTTTTTTATGACCATAAATATCGTATATGCCAAGTATCAATAATTTTCTAGAAGGCTTTAGCAACGGATTACCAGGTATGAAAGATTATCGTCATGCCACACGATTGTATCTCGATGACAACTATAAACTTTTACCAAAACAGAAATTTCTCTTTCATGTTTTTTTCGATATTGACAATTCCATTCCTACCAAACCATTCGCGGCGAACGAACTTTTAGAAATTAATATGTTGGTCAAAAGAGTTGACCTGCCAAAATACAATATGAATTATGAGGAAAAACAACAGTACAACAAAAAAACATATATCGCGACTAGAATAGGATATGATCCGATTAATATAACATTTCACGATGACCATGCCGACACAATTAATGCTTTTTGGAATCAGTATTATCAATATCACATTGCGGATTCTGTATCTGTAAATGGTGGGATAGCCAAAACAAGAAACAGCATGTATGAGTCAGGCGATAATAGGCCTCACCAGTTTGGTATGGATAATCCTGTTAAGAGAGATAAACCTTACTTAAAAAACATACAAATATTTTGTTTACACAAACAAAGATTTACAAGTTTTACATTGATTAATCCTGTGATAAGTTCTTTCAGCCACGATAACTTAGACCAGACAGATGGTCAAGGACAAATGGAAAATACAATGCAAGTTTTATATGAGACAGTATTATACGATTCTGGAATAATCAAGAACAGCACCGGTACAATTAACTCAGATGATATACCCGGATTTGCACAATTACATTATGATAAGGAACCTAGTCCATTAACAGTACTTGGCGGCGGAACAACATCTATTTTTGGACCGGGTGGTATCGTCGACGGCATAGGGTCGGTACTAGGTGACGTAAGAAGAGGACAAGTAAGTCTTGGAACAATACTTAAAGGCATCAACACCTATAACAATGCTAAAAAAATTAAAGCCAAGGATGCAGTCAAAGAAGAACTCAAAGGAATAGCAAAAGAAGGCATAAAAGAAATAGGAAAACAAGCGTCGAACAATGTTGGTGCTGTTGGCGATTTTTCTTTATCGAGTCCAACAACAATAGCAACACTGGCCGGTGGTGCCGTGGCAGTATCCATAGGACTTACCGATAACAAAGATGCAAAAAATATAGCAAGAATTCCAAATGCCAACATAGACACTGTTGGGTATCTGTCACCATCCGAAAGTTTCAATGTTGTACAATCAGATATAACTCTGCAAGATAAGGTCGCCGCCGGATTGTATTATAGACAAGTGGCATCTAGAAGAGGTTTAACAGTAAATCAAAGTGACATAGAATACACAGCACTAGCGACATCGAATAAAACTGTGTGGCGTAATAGTGCTGTTAATAATGTTAACAAATTAGTCACCGAAGGGTACATTAAAATATCTAGAGGAAATTTGGACGTTAACATAATAACAGAGAAAGTAAAAATATAATGGCCGAAGTTTATTCCAATCTACCCGAAAAAGAAAAAGATAGATTATTACAATCGATAGAAAAACTTTCGGTTGATCAATATCAAGAGGCCTTTTCCTTTAATGTTAATGAATACGACAGTGCTATTGCATTTTTTGTAAAAAGAGGATTTGGTAGAGGAAGTGCCGAAAAGATTGCTTACATTATTTTAAAACAGGCAAAGATCGATGAAATAAATTCACAAGAACTTTTAGATAGTCTAACCAAGGCATCTCCTGTGCAACTGTCGGAACTTATTACTGTTATATTAAATGGTAACCGTGTAAAAACTAGTAAACTAGGTACTAGAGTATCTAGATCGGTGAAAGATATTATAAACAGAAATATTTTAGATTAATGAAATTTGCTCGTGGAAAGTTTGCACCAAAAAATAAAGAAAAGTATATAGGTCTTAAAACTCCGACATACAGATCTAGTTGGGAACATAGTTTTATGCGACTGTGCGATGAACATCCAAATGTTCACAAATGGGCCAGTGAAGCCATAAAAATTCCGTATAGGCATCCTTTTTCTGGAAAATATACGATATATGTCCCGGATTTTTTTATAGTGTATGTTGATAAAAACGGAAGAAAACATGCAGAATTAATTGAAGTAAAACCAATGAGCCAGACCACCATGGAAGGGGCCGGAAGAAGCACGGCAAAACAAAAGCAGGTGGTAATAAATCAAGCGAAATGGTCCGCCGCTAATGATTACTGCAAACAG